AATGTAAGCACATCAAATCAATCTCCAAAAGGGGGGTTTAACCAAAGCATAAAAAAGCAAAACAAATGAGAGCAAAATCTTTAAAAGCAAAAGAACTTCAAGGTACTCTTATACCTTCCCGTATCAAGTCCTATTCCGGTAGCCCAGTCGGCAGGTCGCTGCTGAAACTGAATGAGGACGAGGTAAAGATTTATGAGAAATTAAAAGAACACTTACAAGCCCACAAGGCAAGCAAGGACGTTGATGACATTTTTTTGAGCATTGCTACGCGTGCCATTGGCCATCTGCTTTACAATGCCGAGGTTCTTGCAGTTGCCGGTGCAGTTATGGTTCATCCAAACGGTGCAAGGCAAGTTAGTGCAGAATGGACTGCATTTAAGCAATCTATGGATATGTTTTTGGAGATTAGCAAGAGTTTAGGCTTAGATCCTGGCAGCCGTTTAAAATTGGACTACTTTAGAGATAGTAACGAAGATGAGGATGACGAGATAGCTAAACTTTTAAAAATGAACTAATGAAACAAAGCATTTTTGAAACATTGACCTTTATCATTGTTATGAGTATAATTGTCACAGGTTTAGCCGTTCCATTTTATTATTTATGGAATTGGTTGTTTGTAAAATTCTTTTGGTTTGATTTTATAGATTACTTAGAGGCAGTTGGCTTTGTTAGCTTTCTTTTTTTATTTAGATTTATTGCCATAGAAATTAAAACACCTAAATGAAATTTATTGAGGATGTTGTTTCGGGGCGATTAATATTAGGCAACTATGCAAGGCTGGCAGTTGAAAGACATTTAAACGATTTACAGGTTAACGATTGGGAGTATGTTTTTTCAGAGGAGAAGGCAACCAGGGCTTTCTCCTTTATTTCTGCACTGCGCCACACCAAAGGCGAGTTTGCCGGGCAGAGGTTTAACATCCAACCTTTCCAAGAGTTTTTTATTAAAGTATTATTTGGATGGCAGAAAAAGACTGGAGGCAGAAGATTTCGCAAGGCTTATCTTGAGATTGCAAGGAAGAATGGAAAAACGGAGTTAGCAGCTGCAATTGCAGTTTATTGTTTTCTGTTGGACAATGAAACGGGAGCGGAGGTGTACACGGCTGCAACGACAAGGGATCAAGCAAGGATTGCATTTGATACGGCAAAGGTATTTTTAAAGAATTTAAAGAATGATTCAAAGACATTTAACAAGTTGGTTAATGTTTTAAAGTATAACTGCAATGTACCAACGACAAATACTAAATTTGAATCGGTTAGTGCCGATGCTGATACCTTAGATGGTTTAAACCCACATTGTGCCATTATTGACGAATACCACGCGCATAAAACAAGCGATGTATTGGAAGTCATGGAAACAGGCATGGGATCAAGATTGCAACCATTACTTCTAATAACAACTACTGCTGGGTTTAATAGAGAATCTCCCTGCTATATGTACAGGAAGGTAATGGTTGACATTTTGGAGAAAAGAAAAATAGATGAGTCTGTTTTTCCGTTACTATTTTGTCTTGATGAAGGCGATGACTGGCAGGATAAAAATAATTGGACAAAGAGTAATCCAAATCTTGGTGTAACTCCCTACATGGACTACATGGACAATCAATACCAGAAGGCATTAAACGAAGGAGCAGCAAAGCAAATACAATTCATGACAAAGAATCTAAACGTATGGACATCTACCTCCTCCGTTTGGATTTCGCAATCTTACATTGATGCAACCAGGTTATTTATTGATGATGCTACGCTGTATAATAAAAAATGCTATGCTGGCTTAGACCTTGCCTCAACGCGTGACATCTGCGCATTGGTACTTTGTTTTCCGGTGCAAGAAGGTTTATCTAAACCACATATAAAATCTTATTACTTTTGCCCAGAGGACAATGTGAGAGAGCGATCGCTTAGTGATGGTGTACCTTATCTGCAATGGCAGCAAGATGGACACTTAACAATGACAGATGGTAATGTAACCGATTACGATTACATAAAGAATAAGGTAATTGAAATAACGGCTAAATATAAAATAGAGTGCATTTGTTTTGACAGATGGAATGCCAGTCAACTTGTTATCCAGTTGACAAACGATGGCGCAACAATGAAACCATTTGGGCAAGGTTTTATTTCTATGTCTGCTCCAACTAAAGAAATAGAAAAGTTGTTTTTATCTCATGAAATTACGCACGATGGTAATCCAGTATTAGAGTGGATGATGAGCAATGTTATTTTGCGACTTGATCCTGCTGGCAATATAAAGATAGATAAAGCAAAAAGCACAGAAAAGGTGGATGGAGCGGTAGCGATGGTTATGGCCTACGCACAAATTATGCAAGGAGATAGACCAACGATATATGAGGGCAAGGAAAGGGAAGGAGGATTATTGATGTTATAAAATGTACCTAATTAAAATAAAAACCTTTTAATTATGGAGAATTTAATGAGAAAGCATGAGTACGCTCAACAGGTTAGACAGATTAATTCAACATCGGGATATTTTCATAGGTTTTATGAATTATCGGGAGAATGTAAAACACATCAAGAGGCATGGCAGAAATTAGAGGAAGAAAGAGAAGAGTTAGGTCTTGATGAAAAATACACAACATATAATAGCTTTCGCAAAGCGAAAAGTAATTATATGGACATGAAGTTTGTTTAGTCTGTTACTCAAGGTTTATAACTTCATACTAATCTGGTTTATATTTGCCGCATGGGAATAATAAATACCATGCGGTCTTTTTTTTCTAATACTCGTGCCAGTATAGAAAATCCAAGTACACCTATTAATGGTGATACATTAGGCGCATTGTTTCAAAGAGGATCTGCTGCTGGTGTAGCGGTAGATGAATATTCTATTATTGGTCTTCCTGCATTTTACCGAGCTACTCAAATACTTGGAGGTGTTATTGCCTCCTTGCCTTTTGATATTATAGAAAAAGGAGTTGATGAGAGCATAAGAATAGCAAAAGAGCATCCTAATTATAAGATAGTTAGTCGTGAGCCTTCACAGTTTTATACAGCTCACACCTTTTATAAAACATTAGTGCTTCACTATTTGAGCCATGGTGTTTTTTACGCTGCTATTAACAGAAATGCAAATAGCCAAAGGATTACAAGTCTTTTGATACTTGATCCGGTGCAAATGGAAAGTTACTATAATACCAGAGGTGAGTTACTATTTAAGAATAAGAAAAATAACAAGAAGTATAGTTCTGATAACATCATACATATACCTAACCTTTCATGGAATGGCATTGATGGTTTTATTATGCCGGACCTTCATAGAGATAACTATGGTTTAGCTTTAGCAAATAGAAATTACGGTGCTAACTTTTACAAGAATGGCGCACACTTGAATGGAGTGCTAAAACATCCTGGCAAGTTAACAAATGAGGCATACGACAGATTAAAATCTTCTTTCAATCGTGCTTTTGGAGGCAGTCAAAATGCTGGAGGCACTGCCATCTTAGAGGAAGGCATGGACTTTCAGAAGGTAGGTCTTAATCCTAATGATGCAGCTTTTAATGAAACTAAGAAAGCTACTATTGCGGACATTGCTCGTATAACAGGTGTGCCAGGTGTTTTATTGGAGGATATGGATAAAGCAACTTTTAGCAACATGGAGCAGTTGAGCCAAATGTTTGTTAATTACACAATTATGCCATTATGCGAAACTATTGAGGCTGAATTTAATAGGAAGATATTTTTTGAGGCAGAAAAGTACACTTATTGTACACGTTTTAATATTGATGGATTACTCCGTGGAGATGTGGTTGCGAGATCTTCCTACTATACTACTATGAGAAATATCTTAGCAATGTCACCTAATGAAATAAGGATTAAGGAAAATATGAATCCTTATCCAGGTGGAGATAGTTATGAATTGCCTTTAGCTTCTAATATAAAAATAGAACCTACAACCGATGCCGTACAGTAATTACCCACAGTCAGCAACAAATGCCGCAAAGAAAGCATTGCAGCATAAAGAAGATAATGGCAGCCAGTGCGGTACAAGTGTAGGCTGGACAAGGGCAAGGCAGTTAAGTGGAAGAGAGTCATTAAGTGACGATGAAGTGATAAGGACATATAGTTTTTTAAGTAGAGCCAAGGTATACGACCAAGGCAAATATTTTGATGATAACGATAATGAAATATGCGGTTCAATAATGTTTGACGCTTGGGGTGGTTCAACTATGCTACCATGGGCAGAAAGAACGGCTAATAAAATAATGGACGAAAGGTCAAAAGAAGAAACAATGGAAAAGAGAAGTATAAATTACGAGTTTCGCGCTATGCCAGAATCTCGCACCATCGTAGGCACTGCTACCGTGTTTAACTCTGCCTACGATATGGGTTGGTATGATGAAGAGATGAGTCAAGATGTATTTACTAACTCCGACATGAGCGATGTAGTGGCATTGTTTAATCATGATGCTAATATGGTTTTGGCAAGGACTAAATCCGGTACCTTAAAATTAAAGGTTACTGGTAATGCGATGGAATATGAATTTGAGGCACCAAACACTACTTTAGGTAATGATCTTTTAGAGATGGTTAAACGTGGTGATGTTTATCAATCATCATTTGCTTTTAGTGTTGAGGCAGAAGACTGGCAAGAAAGGGAAGGAATGAAACCTAAAAGAATTATTCGTGGAATTAAAAAAGTGTATGATGTTTCTCCGGTAACTTATCCGGCTAATCCAGACACAATGGTTGCCAAGCGCAGCTATGAACAGATAGCAGGAAAGGTAGATGAAGATTTACAAAGCGTTATTGACATATCAGTAAAATCTGAAATTAATATACAGAACGAATTACGCAGGAATGCCCTGCACTTATTAAATTTAAAAACAAAATAATGACTGCAAAGGAATTAAGAGAAAAGCGGGCTTCCGATTACGCAATAATGGAAGACCTACAAAAAAGAGCCGCAGCCGAAGGTAGATTAATGTCTGCTGACGAATCCGCACAATGGGATAAAGCAGATGGTTCTTTTAAAAGTTATACAGACCAAATTTCACGTTTAGAAAGATGGAATGAAATCAACTCTGAGTCAAGAGGAGTTAGTGTTATTGAAGACACACTTGCCGCATTGCCAACTGATAAAAGAGAGATTGTAAAATCTCCAGAGTATCACTCTGCATTTATGAAGGCTATTGCAAAGAGAGAGTTGAACAACACAGAGCGCGGATTACTTCGTGAAATGCGTGGTACTGCAACAATTACAACTGCGGAGACTGGCTTGGCAGGTGGTTATGTTATTCCTTACCAGTTCTCTAATGAATTGGAAAGAACAATGGCTTACTATGGCCCAATGTTACAAGTTAGCCGTATTATAACTACTCCACAAGCAGGTACATTGTACTGGCCAAAGGTAAACGATACAGGAACAAGTGCTAACTGGCATACAGAAGGTGGAGCGGTAACTGTTCAAGATATGACATTTACTCGTGAAACTTTTGCAGCTCACGTTTGTAACACATTGGTAAAGGTATCTGTTGAATGGGCAAATGACGAGTTTGGTCTATTGAATAGTGAATTACCAATTATGTTAGGGGAGCGTTTAGGTAGAGCGTTAAACACTGCATTTACTACCGGTGATGGTTCTGGTAAACCAACAGGATTTAGAGATGTTGCACCTTCTGGTGTAGAATCTGCAACTACTGGCGCGTTTACTGCTGCTAACTTGGTTGACCTTGTTCATTCAGTTGACATTGCTTACCGTAACTCACCATCTGCTGCATTTATGATGCATGACCAGATTTTGAGCGCGGTTAGGAAGTTAAACTTTGATACTGCAAATAATCCATTATTCCAACCATCACTTAGAGAAGGTACACCAGACAGATTGCTTGGTTACAATTTCTTTGTGAACAATGATTTACCATCTGCACAGGCTGCTGATGCGAAGATTATTTTCTTTGGAGATTGGAGCAAATATATTATCCGTGCGGTTGCCAATAATGTCCTTGTGCCATTGCGTGAGCGTTTCATGGATGAGATGGAAATAGGTTTCTTAATGTATGCAAGGTATGATGGCAAATTGCTTAATACGGCTGCAATTAAGCACCTAAAGAATCTGTAATCTTATATTGGGATCTAATCTGGAGGACTTGAAATATAGTCCTCCATTTTAAAAAATAATCAAATGGCTTGGAAAGTAACTACTGCACCCGTTAATGAACCTTGGACTCTTGCCGAGGTAAAAAGCTATTTAAAGATTGATGATTCAAACGAAGATTCAATGTTAAATACTCTTATAAAAGGTGCAAGGATGGTGGCAGAGAGTTATTTAAACCAAGCATTAATCACACAAACAATAACGGAGAAGTTTGATAGGTTATCTAATCCAACTCTTT